TGCTCCAGCATAAGCATCTCTTATAGTCATACCAGAATATAGATATATATTTTGCCAGCACTTATTTACTAAGCCTATATTGTCTAAAGCTACATTGGGAATTAAGTCAAGCTGACCTCCACCAAAATATACATTATATCCACCAGCAACAGAAAGCCTTAAATCTGCATCTGAAGTAATAGCATAACCATTTATTGTAAGGTTATCAACAACCAAACTATTTGCAGTTAAAGCTCCTGCTGTTGTAAAATTAGTCGTTCCAGTCCATGCCGCCAAATTGGTAGGAACAATAATTCTATTATTCAATACCCCTTCATTTGCATGAGCATCTTCAGCAATTTTAAGAATACCTGCCACAGATGTAGTCGCTGTATGAACAGTAAAGTCTACATAACCATGTCCAGCACCAACATCTTCATACTCAACAGTGATACCTATTTGAGTACCACTTCCTCCAACATCAACCATTGCTCCACATAAATCTTCTATACTTTCATCAGATACTGCTGATACTGCCCAACTCAAAACTCCAGCACCATTAGTACTCAAAACATAACCATCGATACCATCATCAACAGGCAATATAAAGGTTAGACTAAATTCAGCTACACCTGAACTTATAGTAGTTGTATAGCTATTAGTATCATTATAAAGTATAATATCACCTGTAATAGTACCAATAGAGCCAAGTTTGATAGAATCTCCATTAGTGAAATTTCCCCTTCCACAAGTTATACCATCGTCGTTAATAGTAAGACGAGTACTACCATCTACATCAAATACAAATTTTCCCTTATGAGCTGTACCTGAAACTACATCTGTCTCAAATAATACATAGTCTAAAGTCTGAGCTCCAGAGTCAAAGACAACCTGCATATGAAACTCTTCAGCATCTAAAGCACCTAAACGAATCTCAGGATTTCCATCATTGACTGCATTGTAAAAGGTTAAATCCGCACCATTAAATAGAAAGTCATTATATCCTGATAAGCCTCCATCGCTCGTCCAAACGGCAATATAGTTATTGGCCATAGTTCCATCTTTTGAAACATCTCCACCTCCAGCAGCAGCCCAAGATGGCAAACCAGCAGCCAATGTCAATACCTCAGTATTATCTCCCTTTGCTAAACGCTGCCAGCCAGAATTATAATACATAATATCACCATTGACTCCGCTCAATGCAGCAATAGCTGTTAAGTCTGAGTCAAGAGGCTGATATTCAGCTAAATCTTCAACTGGAAACGTGGTATAATGCAATCCATCAGCAGCCTTAAAAATTGAGATTTCCTCTCCAACAGCTAACAACGGAACAACAGATCCACTAAGATTGTTAGAATCTTTATCAACTGGATAGACAGTAATTATTTCTCCTGTTGCAACACCAGATTCGTTTATTGTTTTAACAGAATAAGTTGTAGCACCCACAGCAGTTATCTCAGCTAAGACAGCATTGCCACTTTCAAGAGTGCCTACTACTTGAATGTAAGTAGGATTTTGAAGGTCTCTTAATAGATGGTCAAGAACCTCCTCAACTCTGATGAAATACCTCTCAGTTATCTCATTAAGATTTGGAGGAAATGGAGGCAAGCTGAATATATTAGATGGTCTTTCAGGCATTATCTATGCTCTCCCTTTGATATTTTTACAGCGAAAGAGCCTCTTATTTGTAGATCATATATATTATTAGATTCAACTCTGAATCTAACCTTTCTTTGCTTAATGTCAAATGGAATCCTGTGTTCACTCCAATCACTTACTACTGTTATATCTGAACTGTCAGCTGTTTTCGCCCAGCTCTTACCACTATCTATTGAATAATAGACAGTAACAGTCGTAGATGCAGAGGCTCCACTTGAAACATTCATCGAGAACTCAGTAATTCTGCCAAAGTAAAACTCTGAATAAGGAATAACTGTAATATCCTCTGTGTCATATCTGCAAAGAAAAGCTGTTCCATTATCAGAGGCTTTAGCTTTTGATATAGCAAATACATAACCATCATTGGATATAAACAATGTCTGGTGAAATCCCTCTTGTGCAACACCATCATCACATCTCAATGTCGATTCGCTACAAGGTGTCTCTGCCAAATAAGGTCCATTACATCTCCACGATCCAGCTGCTCCTATATTTCTAAACCGAGCATAACCCATTACACTTTTACTAAAGCGTCCTCTTTCCCATGTCAAAGGATCACGCTTTATATTTACAGCATAATAATTCTGCGGATAAGTATCAGATGACTTAGCATAAAAGAAATAAATTATTTTCTCTACCGAATTATAGAAAACCTTCATATAGGCTTTTTTAGTAGAATCCAAATCGTCAAATAATGAATCCTCTATCAATTGACCTATAGAAGTCAAATGTCTCCTACCTGCATAGAAATAAATCTTATGATCCGTTCCAAGAAACACATGATTCTCAGGTCCAATCCATAGACAAGCCTTACTAAAGAGACCAACATTGTTCACAAATGTCTCTGCAATAAATATCAGATCTCCACCCACATATCTGACAGTTGTTATAGATTCTTCATTATAGACTATAACATCATTTCCAAGGAAAGCTGTTCGTAAAATTGCTCCCTTTGCATCTGTAAGAAGGAGATTCCCATTTGTACCATCTCCTTCAAAGTTGTCCATATCAGCAATATCTGTCCAATATAATATCTTTGAGTTCTGAAGATTAGCTGTCGATGTTTTTACATTTGCAAATATAAGATGATCAAAAGATGCAATTATTTGCTTTACGTTTGTAAAGTTCGTTATCCAATCAGTCAAAGTAACCCCATTTGCATCAAGTGTTGCATCTGTAAAGAATGTAGAGTCACTTGCTCCAGTCCAAAACATAGGATTGTCAACACCATTGGATACTAATAGAGCCGAATCATAAGAGCCAAACAAATCAGATCCGCCATAATCAGTATCATGTATTATCTCCATAGTCCAAGGATCAGAAGCAGATCCAGAAAAAGGTTTATAGACTCGTATGTCGTCTATATTTATTACTGCTGTTAGGCCTGCTGCCTTCTTGACCCAAATTCCTATCGAAACAACAGCATTCATGTCTCCTATTGTTCCACCATCTGGAACAGCTCTAATAAATTTCCATGTATCGGCTCTTATATTTGATGGTGGAAAGCTTAAATAAATGGCATTTGTAGCTACACCATTCGCATCCTCTGATAAATATATCCTCAAATCATCAGTAACCAAATCAATAGATGACTTAATCCAAAAACCAATCTCTGTTTTTACTGATATATCTGATGCAGCAAAATCACAATAAACTCTTTTATCCTGAACTGATGCAGCAAAAGTTAATTCAATAGATGTTATTCCTTCATCACTGTCTGTGCTGTCGTCTATTGTTATATTCGATCCACCTTCTGCTGTCCAATCCGTCTTATCATCACAGGCTTGTAACCTAACGCTTGGAGTAAGCTTAAGCCACTTATCAATATATGATCCAGAAGCATCTGTTGTCGTTGAATCATATTTATAAATGTCAGTAGTTGTAAATGCAAGAAGATGACTCGTTCCAGTTATATCAATAAATTGGTAGAGGTCCATTCCTGTTCCAAATAGAGGAAGATTAGATCCAAACTCTATAAATCCAGGTCTCTTGACACATTTTGTGCTTTTGACACTGAAATTATATAAATCTGGACTAAAGACTCCAGCTATCTGTGTAGGCTCAACATCCTTATTGATACCATGAGATGCAATAGGAATCAGTTTAATTTCGTCAGCTATATCAATTTGGCTCATTTTTGTTCCTTATGATTGATCTTGACAAACACCATTTCCAAAAGGCAACCAAAAAATCGTATCTACATTTGCCTGTCCATCATCTGTTATTCTCCAATAATGATCCTTTCTAACAAACAATATACAAGTACCACCGTAAGAGAAAAACCCAGAACCAACCAACGCTCTTAATACAGAAGCGTCTACTGTATTAACTAAAGTTACATTACTATCTGAATATCCCTTAATCCATCCCCAAGCTGCTGAACCAGTAGCAGATTTAGCAACAATAACTCCATCAGAAGTAGCCTTATAGGTAGTATCTTTAACAAGATTAGCTGGTGTATCATCTTGCTCCTCCCAAGCACCAAAGATACTTGGAGCATATTCTGTAAAATCCTGAACTCTAATACCTGTTGCATGAGCTGTTGCTAAACCAGTAGATATTTTTACTTCAATGAGACCTGTAGAAATTCCCTCAAAATGTCCAGTATTTAGCTGTCCAACATGAATAGCTTCACCAGACTGAGTACCTGTTCCAATTCCGCCTATGACATGACCATTCGCCAAGCCTGTCTCAGCAAGCTTAAAGGCTTCTACCATTATACGTTTAAGGCCTGTTGACACTCCAGCCGAGGTTGCAATATAGACTCTCAATAGATTCGACTGAGCAGTATCAATAGCCAATCTACCATCATCGTATACATCCGTTGCTGGTGTCGTAGATAGAACTGTATCATCTGGCTTAGAAGAAGGCCAACCACTCTGAAGATAAACACGAGCAGAACCTTTTCTATGTAAGAAGGCAAAGGTCTCAATAGATGAAGTACCTTCAACCGTTGTATGCTCTTTTTCTATACCCGTTCTAACAGCACTTCTTAGAACTCTTATTTCCTCTGGAATTCGCCTTATAAATTCACTGTCTTCTGGCCCTGCTTCATTCCAAGAGGTATTTGATGCGTTCTCAGCCATTACTTACCTCGATTATCAAAAATTAGTTTATCCATTTTTGCATCTATAGTGCAAAGCTTATTATTTATATTTTTAAATTGAGCCTCACTTTGACGAAGGTGTAAATTAAAAAGATCCTTATCAAGCTTACCATTCTCAACTTGCTTTATACGAATACTATGTTCGGACACACCTTTTTGTAAAACTCCCCAAGCAATACCAATTGTTATAAGCATTGATACGACTACAAGAACAATTTTATTACCATTTAATTTTGTTATTGCCATAACTATCTCCAAGTCCTATTGCCCAAATCACCAGTTGTTCTAATCACAGACCCCAATGGATGGTTGCTCGATGCCCCCACCAATCTTTCTTCTCGCTTCCTTTCCTTTGCTGGATGACGCTTATTAGTTCTCTGAGCATCTAACATATCTTCCTGAGCCTTAAATTTCCATTGAGCAGCTCTATCAAATTGCTCAAGAGATTTGAAGACTTGACTTGTCACCCAAGAAACAATCCACAAATCAAGAACAGGAATAGGATTCTCTACACTATCACTTGCAAAAGCAGGATAAGTAGCAGCTCTCATTATTATCTGTAAATCAGTAGAATCAGGAACTCTATAAAGATAAAGCTTATTCGAAGTAATGTCAATAAATCCGTAAGCTGGCTCACCACTATTACTATCAGCAGGTGTTCCTATCCTTTCATCCCACCAAAGAGTTCCCTTTATAATAAGAGGCCAATTCCTCTGATTATTAGAGTCTCTAACCCTTACAGAAATCATTGATATAAGCCCAGACGGTAAACTTACATAATCCTGATCAACAACACAAGTCTCTGTTGTCACACTATAAGCAGGTTCAAAATTATGCTTGTTGATTGCAGTTTTCAAAGCCATATCACAAAGAAGCTCAATAAGAGTAGTCTTATCAGTCCGCTGAGTATTATAATTAACAAGCGTTTTTATTTCTGACCTTATAGAAGCCATTATATTTTACCTTGTAAATTACTTATGCACTTAGTTTGATGAAAGTACCTGCATCAGAACTGGGAACAACAGTACAGACGAAAGCTGTCGGAGTCGTTCCTGTAACATAAACGACAAGGTCTCCAACTTTCATATCTGCATCGAGGCCAGTTCCATCTACAGATGCTGCCGTAGCTGTGGTTGTTATCCATATTCTCCTTAAACCATGAAATACACTTCTATGACCTGATCCACCAAGTGCCTCAAGCCACTTACCAAACGCTTTCTTTCCATCTCTTGCTGGTGTGCAATTAACAGACATAATTACTTCTCCTTATCATATTGTTTTATTGTTTCTATTATCAGTTCTCTATCCTCTTTTGAAAGCCACCAACCAACAGGAATAGAGATATAATGCTTTGCAAATTCATCAAGAACTTTAAGTCTCCTCTTTGAACACTTAAAAATGCTATATATATCATTCCTTATATGAACTCTGGAAGCAGCTATACCATTTCTTCTCATATAAGTTTCAAATTCGCTTGGACAATCAACTAAAATAGTAAAAATCCAGTTACTTGATTGTATATCCTTATTTTGTTCAAGAAGCTTTACCCTTTTAAGATCACAAAGCTCTTTCATAAATTCATCAGCATTTAGCCTATGCTGAGCAAGAATCAGAGAAACATTTCTCAATCCTTGTAAACCAATCATTGCATTTACATCGTTCATGTGAAACTTATAACCATAGTGCTTCACATCGGCTTCACACCTCATACAAGATGATTGCTCTCGATCCATTCCATACCATCTTAGAAGCTTGGCTTTCTTTGCATCATCATTGTCTCTACAAACAAGAGCTCCACCATCTATGGTTGTCAAGTGCTTTATTGCTTGAAAACTAAAACAAGTAAACCTTGTCCAATGAGATATTAGATTGTTCTTATATTTTGCTCCAAAAGCATGTGCAGCATCTTGAATAACAGGAATATCTATCTGATATTCTATTCTCCTAAGCTCAGATAAATCACAGGGATAACCAGCCCAATGAACACAAATAATTGCTTTTGTTTTTCTATTGATTAACTTTCTTATCTTATAAGGATCAATGTTTCCTGTTCGTGGATTTATATCACACCAAATTACCTTACCACCATTTGCAAGAATAGGCATATTAGTTGCAGCACAAGTCATTGGAGTTGATATAACATTCGTTCCATTCTTAACACCACAAAGCCTCAGAGCAAGGTGAATAGCTGATGTTCCACTATTCACAGTGATAGCGTTCGGTCCGATATATTTTGATAGCTTTGCTTCAAATTGTTTTACAATCGATCCTTCACCTATATAACCACTATCTATTATAGGCTTAAGATGTTCTAAAACCTTGCTTATTAAATTTACCTTAAATAAAGGAATCATTTCTTTAACCCTTTATATAGCTTTATTATCTCGTTAATATGATAAATTTTAGAAGATTCTAAAACTTCTTGACTACATATATCGTAAAACCTCTCACTTTCCTTAAGCCTTAAACAATTCTTAATTATATCGTCATAATTAAGTACACTCAAAAAATGCTCCTTAAATTCAATAATATAATTGAGCTCTGGATAAGCAATAGTAGGAATACCAAAAGAGCCAGCATTTTCAAGCTTCAAAGGATTCTTTAACTCTGGTGGCATTTTATGACTTAAATTTGTTGGTCTAAAAGCCAATTGAACATCTATTGTTTTATAAAACTGGCAAATATCTTCTCGATTTAAGTCTCTACCATCACAGAAGAGACAGTGAAACCTCATTCCTATCTCTCTAAGCTTAGCATCCAATAGTACAGAATTAAGATGAAGACAATCTGTACTTCCAACATAACCAAGAACTTTAACTTCCTTTCTTGTTCGCAAAACGTTCTCATAATTACAATGATGCTCTGGAATTACTATTACTTCATTCTCGATCCGAGCCCCTATATATTGCTTAGCAAGCTCCGTCATAACAATGACTTTTAGCTGAGAAATTTTACTTATATCCTCAAGTGCACTATCAGAATCAACTATATCAATGTAAGGACTTTTTAACCTCTTAGCGAGCTCTATATCAAGAGTCTTTACAAAGATAACAATTTCGTCACTATACAGCTTAGATGGATTAAGTTCCGCTCCAAGCCTTTCCGCTATTTGCTGACCCCTTATAATCGAACTTGTATAAGGATTACCAATTGTTAAAAATACCATGACTATCTCTCTTCATAAAAAAATCCAATTTGACCTTTTCTCAAACAATTCTCTGCTGATGTCAATCCATCGATCCTCTCATGCATCTGAGCACTTTGAGGATATACTACCCTTGGATCTGCATAATGACCAATTAAAACTCTTGTATCAATCCATATCTTGTGTCCTTTATCTCTAAACATATTGCATATATTGATGTCGCTTCTTATATTGCCAAGTTCACCAAAAACAGCCACCTCACAGGTATCTCGAAAATATGGCTTCTCAAGGTCTTTTAGTTTTGAAAGATTTATAAGAGTACAACCAAAAGCACAAACAGCTACCTCATATAGCTTACCATCAAGAGGAAGGTCTACATTAAGATATTTCTTATCTTCTGGTCTCCTAAGCCAACCAACCTGAGGATAGCCCTCACCTTTCTTACAAACAAGACCAGATACCATTGCTTCATCTCGCGAATCCAGAAGACAATCAAGCATCTCTAAAGGAACAAAATGGTCCGCATCGACAAACAATACATGAGTACATTTCGATTCAAATGCCCTTTCTATTATCTTGTTTCGAGCTTTAGCTGCTTGTAAACCCTTTAATCCAAGCAGTATAATCGAATGTTGTCTTGCCCAATGACCAACTGCATAAAGATGATTGAAATGAACATCAAAATCTATTGTATTAAGAGCATGGCTGGCAATTCCAATCAAAGGTTTTTTACTATCAGCTACTTCTTTTTCACTTTTCAATTCTATAAGTTCTCGTTCTTCACTCATTTGACTTTCCCTTTCTCACAAAACCTATTAACTTGTAAAAGAAAAATTGCATTAAAATGACTCTTTTCTCAAGATTGGAAGGGGCAGAGGAAATTTGCCTGCCCCTTCCAATGACAAAAACAACTATAAACAATTAACTCTGACAATCCCACTTGCAAGAGTGGAAATACCACCAGCCGCAAGCGATGCTGCCATTTGAATACCTCTTGCAAGTACCCGAGGAGCCGTACCAGTTGTCAGTCCAGAAATAACACCTGTAGTACACTGACCCCAAACTCCTGTACCAACTGTAGTAGCAATAGCACGACATCCAGCTTGCTGATCAACAGCAGTAGTTAAGCCTCTCATTGATACTTTATGTAAGCCAGCTACCTTAACCCATCCATGATCGCCAGTATCCGATCCCGAAGCACAAATACCTGTAATAGGAACACCAGCAGGCATTGTAACAAGACATGTTGCTGGTCCTGTTCCTATTGTATCAGATGACAAAACGAACTTATCCATGTCTGCCATTGTTGTTACAAACCTACACAAACAACAACCATCAGCAACAAGATTTGTACCACTTACATTCTTAACCCATCTAAAGACATTACCTTTAGAATCTCTTCTTAAATTCGCCAAGCCTTCGACATCTGATGTCTCTAAGTCTTCAAGGCTTGTTTGAAATAAAACTTTCTCTGGAGCTGTAGCAGTCATAGTATATTATCCTTTCTAAGACGTAAAGTCCATGAAACCATGTCGTCTTGGCTGAGAGGTTATAGGCTGCATTGCTGACACAATGTAATTAACCCGCTCAAGTTGATTAGGAGTATCTTTCCATCCCGTAAGATCAAACCAAACATCTGGATCATAAACAATATCAATCCAATCCATGTTAAGGAAAAATGCAACATAATCTGTTGCTTCACCTACATAAGCTGCACCAGTCTGAAGTTTTGAAGTCCAAGACATAGTGGAACCCATATAAGTTAATGTTTGAAAACCGAGATCCGCTGCCTTCTGATCAAACGAAGTTCGAACAACCTGCTGTTTGTCAGCCACTTCATCTTGATAAGCTTCAAATAGAAGCTGATTCATTATAATGAAGTTAGCAGGTGAAATGTTGTTAGAGATAGTATTATAAAACGATCTCATCTTAGGAACAAGATTGAGGTCATAAGTAGCATTATCATTGCTTTGATTAACACGCCACCAAGTATTCGTTTTAGATATACCACCCCAGCTTCCAGTTGCCTCATCAGGAGAAGTTGCATCAGCACTTGTAAAAGTCCTTGCCGTATTTGACGGACAAAGATCCCAAATACCATTAAAATAATCTTCGTCATATGCAGCAAACCTAAAGAGCTGAGTCTCCATATCTTGAACCATACCATCTCTGGCCGCTTCAAGACGATCCGCTATATATGACTTAATCCTGAACTTACCTTTATTCTTTTGATCATCAACTAATGACCTATTGATATCAACAAGAAAGTAAGCCCAGTCCCACATAGCCATTGTTTTGCCCTTATACTCTGTCTGTGTAAGTGCCGAGCCTTTACGAATATTCTGTATGCTCTTTACTGCATGCCGAACAGTTCGTGTAATAAACTCGCCACCTGACTGAGTAACAAGACAACCAAATTCCTTAAGTGCAAGCCAAAGTACAGTTGCATCAAGGATATTATCAATGGCCTCAGCACGAATCTCATACCAAGTATTGGTAAAATCATCGTCTATTGTCCTTGTTAAAACAGGCAATGTAGCTGCCATATCAATACCTTTCAAAGTTCTAAAATATCAAAGCTTATTCAAATTTTATTAACCATAATCAGTTGTAAAAATTATCATGTCAAAACTCCTTATTATTTTACAGCCTTATCTAAGCCTCTTGTGAGCATCTCCCGAAAACCAGATCTGCCACTTCGCGTAGGTTCTTGTCGAGCTTGACTCGCCAATTCGCTTCGAGAAGAGGATTCAGAGCCACCAGAAGGAGTAGAAGTTCCACGCCTTCCAAAAACTCCGGAGGGCCTTTCAGATTCAGTTTCTTCTGCAGAAGGCTCATCTTTTATATGTCTACCTTTAATAACAAAGTAAGCTTCCTCTAAACCAATACCAGTTTGATGCACGTACTCGTCAATTTCTTTTTCATAATGCACATAATCTGGATGTTGAACTCTAATAGATTCTTTACTTGTTTTATAAGCTTGCAAAAGAATCAATCTCTGAGTCTTGTCCAAGCTATCAGCTATTATTTGTATTTTTCCATCAACTTCTTTTTGAGTATCTTCCTTAATTCCAACAATATGACTTTCAAAAGCATCAGCAACAGTATTAAGAATTAAGTCTGCAAACTGCTTTCTTGGCATAGAATCAAGATTTTCTTGATCAGATTCAAGCTTAGTTCTATCTTTTAAGGACTCCTTCGGTTTCGCTTTCTCCTCTACTAAGGTGAGCTTTCGATCTTCCCTCTGGGCTTTTAAAACTTCCATCACTTGCTCGTTCTGAAGTAGAGATTGCTTCATTGCTCTCAGCTGTTCCAACTCTTCCTGATTCGCTTTCACCTCCGCTTCCTTCTTCTGAGTTATTTGTTCCTGCTCCTTGTTCTGGTCTTTGTTCTCTGCCATCTTTCGACTCCTTTACTCTAATATCTCTAAGATATAACTTAAAATTCTTACGCAATTCATATTTCAATGCTCGATATACTAATTGCCTTTGCCTACCAACAAGAGGCCCATTAGTTATCTTAACTTCGACCTCAGTGCCTTTTAATTTTATTGTTATTGTTGTTATAGCTTTCTCTTTGCTCATAAGACGGCTCCTAAACTTAAATTGTTTTTCTTCTCATATCTTTTCATAGCTTTGTAGCTCTTAAAGTGCTTCGGTCCTCCTGGAAGATTCTTCAATGTAATTCCATTTACAGGAAATATAGTTCCTCCTACCCTATTAGAATGAACAATTGAAGGAACAGAAAAATTTCTCTTCATAACAGAAGAACAAACAGAACACATAGTTTTTTCATCCATCTGTTTATAACTTTTCTTAAAAACGTCAAAACTCTCATGACACTCCGAACAGAAATAACTATAAATTGGCACTTTTTGCTCCTTCAGTTGTCTGTGCAGAACCAACACCACCCTGACGAGATGCACCAGCTGGAAGCTGTAAAGAATTAACAGGTTGCTGTTGTTGTTGTATAAAGAATCTTGCAAATCCAGGATCATCTGACAACCTCATTACATACTGCCACAATTCACCAACATTCACTCCTGGTATCATTAAAAATTGACTAAACAATTGAAGAGCTTGAAACTTTCTTTGAGTCTTAGTTGTAGGAGGATTGCTTGTCAAATCTATATTATAAGAATAGACCCCTTTCAAATCGATCCCTGCAAACATTTGCCACTCTTGAGGTCCAACCATTATCTGTCTTTGTCTTTTCCAAAAGCTAAAGACAATTCCATTAACACCTTTTATAGTCTCCAAGAAAAGATTCTCAACAAGCTTATATCTTCGACCCTCTCTTTTCAATGCTCCACGCTGAACATTGTTAGATTCAGTAGCGGTTCTTCTCGATGAATCATCAAATTCTCCAAGTTGATTCCTGCTATAACCAATAACAGATCGAGCAGCACTTCTAATATCTCCTTTTTCCATTATTAAATTGATATTATTCGCTGTAGGAAATTTTGAGACAACCTTTGATAAATCTGCTCCAGCACTTCTACTAACCTTAACGAATAAACCAGTTTCCTCACTCAAAGCCCGTTCTTCTTCTTCAGAATCAAGAGCATCCTCCATTACAAGATATTTTAAGTTACTTGACCTTCTATTTTTAACCTCTTGTTTTGACACATCGTGCATTTCAACTTGATGCTGTAAGAGATAATAAGCAAGTGGAGTAGTCCAAAAATATCTCGTATGAGGAGTAAAGCTATCAGCAATAAAAGGCAATTTTCCATCTATCTGAAGAACATCTCTTCTATTTCTTAAAAACTGATCATAGTTAAAACAGATAACTTTTAACATTCCTGTACGTCTATCATGTATCTCCCAAAGCTCATTATAGATTGATTTTTTAGACGCCTCAATAGCACCCTTTTGTCTTTGAGTAGAAACCCTATCTCGTCTAATTCGCCCTTCAATATATGATTCAAGAAAACTCTTCATTGACATATTAGGCTCAAGCCTTGAAGTATTTCTATACTTTGGATCAGCCTTAATATCAGCAGTAGTTCTTATAATTCGATGAGCACACCATGGAGCATCATCAAGAGTTTTTGATCCCCAAGCAACAACAAAATCATGAGGTAATACTGACTTTGCCCAAGGAAGACCTGGCTCACCCGCATTAAATTCAATTCGCTCTCCTCTTTTATTAAATTGTGTAAAGGTCATCCCAGAAGGGCTTCCACCAAGAGATACATCAAAATATGGATCAAATCCAAACTCACTATCATAACCAAGCTTTATAATTGCTTTTCCATAAAGATAAGCATTGAGAGCTGCATATTCAACAGTCTCCTTTAACTGCAACTTTCTAATAAATTGATTATCAAGAGTTTCAACTGCTGGAGCACTATCAACAGATGAAGGCATTTCTGGTTCAATAATTATATATGGATCAGATACACTGATTCCTGCTAATAAGGCATCACCCTGTTCAAAAATTAAATTTTCACCAATCATGCATATTGTATCTGGATCATTATAATAACATCTCTCAGTCTCACCCCAAAACTTTTCCTTTCCATATAATTCTCTATATTCAAGACCTGCCATTATCTCATCTTGCCAGTCCTGAGGTTTCAAATTTTTAGGCATTATCTTGTTCCTATAAGAGCTTTATTGTAAGTACTCATAAATTCGCTATTTATATCAGAAGTTCCAGTTATTTTATTTAATCCAATAGATGACTTAAAGTCAGTTTTATTATTTTTCTCTCTTAATTCACTGATCAATTGTCCAACTATATTCTTAGTTATAGATTGCTCAACTACATCTTTTGCCTTTCTCGAAACCCTTACAATAATAGGAAGAAGAGTAGAAAGAGCATCAATTAAGTCATCATGACGACCTCTTGGAAAAGCTAATAATTCCGACTCAAAAGCACTCATATCAGTTTTAATAAAAACCTTTCCTGCAGCAAAAAATGGTTGTAACCCTTTTATTCTATCTTCCTTAGATCGAATATTATTTACAGGCTCAACAAGAAAATAGTCATTTTCACTTTGTTGTCTCTGATTTATCCAATAAGCTAATGTCTTTTGATAAGCATTTGACTCCACCTTTGTAGTTATTGGATTAAATGCTCTATTATGGTCAAATATCTTATTTATAACCTGTCCAGGATCACAACGCTCTCTATCATAATGCACAATATATATTCTTCCAGTCATAGCATCAATAGCAATTGTTTCTGTAACATTATAATCAGGATCAGATGTACTATCAGAGTCAGCAGCAGCTGGATCGACTGCTGTTGCAAATATACAATTAGGTGGTATATCAGTATAATATCTTATCCACTCTGATCTAAATACCTGATTACCTGCAGCAAGAGGAGAATTAAGATAAAGAGCACTATACATATAAAGACCAAGAGCAGTTTTTAACTGATCAATTACTACCTGATTAAACCTCTTAGGCCAAATGATTTTTCCATCATCATCTGGATCACCATATTCATTCTCTTTAACAGCTCTTGTTACTATTTTATAGCTTGGTTCATTTTCTTCTACCCATTGAAGGAGGTCTCTTTCTGCCCATCGAGTTCCTATAACAAGTATCTGAGATTCAAGAGGCTCAATCAATAAAGGATGAGCTAATCTATGCCAACCTATCGCTTTTTCAATATCAGCTTGAGTAGGCTGCATTAGTATACCAGTCATATTATCAATATCTGGTGCAACAGTATCATCTTCTACTATCAAGCCATAGTGTCGACCAGTAACCTGTGTTCCAGTCCCAGCCGCTTCAAAGGTCGATTCTGGAGCAGATATCTTCCTTGTTATACAAAGGGCTTCATTTTTCCAAATACAATCACTGGTTGGTAATAGTTCTTTATAACAAGTCCTAAAGAGCATATTCTTTTCAAATATACCTTTTATACTGTTAAGTTTTTTACAAGCATTGCTGAAGGTATTTTGAACAATTAAAATTCTCAAATCAGGATTTTTTATAGCCCGCCAAACTGGATAAGCTATTGTTGCAATTGTTGTCTTATACCAATCACGAGGAAGAATGATCATTACTCTTGTTTCTACCTCATAGTCCTCAAGAATCCCACACAAAGGCATATGTATAATTGGATCAACTTTGTTAAAAGCAAGAATCGCTCTTGTAAAGAAAAAGAAATTATCTCTACCCTTTTGAGCTATATTCTTAATTTCTTCAGATGTTAATTCAAGTTCTTCGGTCGCAACCATTATGCACTATATCCTTGAGCAATGACTGATACAGGACAGCCAGTTCCTTGATCAATTTGAAGAGCTCCAGTCAGCTTAATTGGACGCAGAAAATCAAAGGTATAAACTCCACCAGTTTCACCCGCAGATACCTCAAATGGCCCAATCAATATATCAACGCCATCATAGATTAAAATGGTCACACAATCCGCATCAACTAATATCTTTAAGCTTTCAAGATATAAATTTCCACTTGATGGAGCAGCTTTTATAACTTCTGTTCCAGATGCATCACCACTGTAGACAGAAGCTGACCAATATAACTTATTTCGCGAACTCGACCCAACAATCATTGTATTAGCAGTAACACCCATTTTTTATTCCTTAAATATGCACTAAGCAATATATCCTTGAGCAACCACACAAACTGGAGCACCTACAGTCTGATCAATCTTCAAATCACCAGTTATCTTAATCGGTCTCTTAAATTTTATACTATATTGGCCCTTTGTCTCCGTAGATGTTATTTCCCACTGACCAACTAAGAGATTAGTATCATCATAGAATCCTAACAACCAACAATCAGCATCAGAAATAACAGTAATAGCTTCAAGATATAGATTTCCCGATGCTGGAGCAGCTTTTATAACTTCACCTGCTGTTACATTAGATGAATATATAGAAGCTGCCCAATAAGAAACTATCTGTGAACTTGATCCAACAACCATTGTAAATGGTGTAACAGCCATATTTTAATCCTTAAAAAGGAGAACAGCAATCAAAATTGAGTGCCCGTGTAAGAAAATCAACTCTTCAATTAACTGTTCTCCTCCTGTTAAGAAAGGAACCATTGCTCTTTTACCCCTTAATGCTTTTGCGTACACGGGCACATTAAAAATAGCGGATTTATCCTCAAATAATTGTTATCAGATATGTATTTTACATTGTAAACATTATTCTGATTTATCTTTGTGCTTTTCCAGCATCGATAAAGTTTCGCGGATTGTTCCAATTTGCTCAGCATCGATATTTACAACCGCCGATACTGATTGGCTTTGAGTTTTTGTTTGTCTGCCATAACCGGATCGATCGAGGATTTCGATGGCGGATTGGCGTCTGGTGGATTCGTTTGGTGAATAGACAAGTTGATCGGTCAATTCATTTGCAGCTTTGGCTGCAGCATTCTCAAGAATTTCGTCTGGTTTTTCTATAATTATTTTTGTGGCTATTGCCTCGTCGACGATATTATCTATGTGTGATTTTCTTATAGATAGTTGGTGTTGAAAAATTGGCGAGCTGAATATGTTTGAAACTTGAATGAAGGACATCTCGAGTTCGGTAGATATTGATTTTGGGGTGTATCCTTTAAGAGCAAGATCAATCATTTTGTGGTGTCTGGGTAGAAGCTTAGATATTACGTGTTGATATCCAGGAGGTCTTTTTAACTGTTGAGGTTTTGAGTACAATTTATTTCTTTCTAAAATAGCGGATTTGCCTGCGACGCCTGTCGGCAGCTGCTCGAGAGGAAAACGTACCGAGGTTTTTTCCAGTCCGATGGCTTATTATTCGGTATTTAGTGGCTCCGCTTATTTTTATTTTGCGAATCACTTATAGTCCTTTTATTTCGATGATAGTGAGACGAACTCTGTCATTGTTGGTGTCTTTTTGTCCATTTTGGTTTTCTCCTATAGATAATGGTTGTTGGTTGTCCGTATAGCGTTTGTTGGTGTATTGTGGATAAATTTTGTCTTGTTTACTCAGAATTTATAGGCTTGAGGTAAGGGCGTTACTCGTCCTCGCGTGAGGAGGTGGGGGGTTCTCCATTTATATCTATTGAGGCTATACAATGTGTGTGGGTTATCTTCTCCATTGATTGTATTGAGGTAATATCCGCTATATACTTAAAACACTACAATATAGCCAAAATTGTCTCTATATTGTTTACAATGTAAACTATATGACCACTGAATCTTTTTTATTTTTTACCTATAGTGGCACATGGTTTGCACACATTTATTTTCAATATATTTTATTTTTTTCTTGCATTGTTATTTTATTGTGCTAAAATGAAATGGATTCAGGCAACATGATTATTTTGCAATATATAAGACCACAAAAACGCTCTTTTATATATGAATATGGGATTTTCTGCACGAGAAAGGAACAATATGAAAACTATCGAAAAGCAACCAATAGGCGTCTCAAAAAAGCTATACGACGAGCTTTGTCTCACCAACGAGATATTAGCCAAATCCGCTTCAGGCAAAACTGTATATCTAC